AGGCCGGCGTCCCGGTCACAGTCATCCGCCCCTTCAGCGGCTACGGTGCCGACCAGGACGAGTGCTACCCGTTCCGCGCCTTCCTGGAGCGCGCCCGCCGCCGCGAGGATCCGTTCACGGTCTGGGGAGACGGCGAACAGGTGCGCGACTTCATCCATGTCTCGGACCTCGTGGGCGCCACGCTGGCCGCGGTAGACGAAGGCATCGACGGGCCTATCAACCTCGGCGCCGGCCGCCCGACCAGCTTCAACGAGCTGGCTGCGCTCGTGACTCGGGCGGCGGGGTACCGCCCCGCGCTGCTGCACATGCTCGACGAGCCGGTGGGTGTCCAGTTCCGGGTGGCGGACCCGTCGAAGATGCAGAGCTTCTACCAGCCGAGGATGAGCCTGGAGGCGGCGGTGAGGATAGCGCTCGGACTCAAGGTCGCGGTCTGATGCCTCGCCTGCTGACGAAGACGCCGCCGACGGTCGAGCCGGTGAGCCTGTCGGAGGCGAAGAATCACCTCCGCGTGGACTTCACCGATGACGACGCGCTCATCCAAGGCGAGATCCGCTCGGCGCGGACCTACCTGGAGCGGAAGTACAACCGCGCCTTCTGCACTCAGACGCTCGTGCTCGACCTCGACAGCTTCGACCCCGCCCGGCGAGCGGACGTGGTCTATGCCGGCATCGCGCCCTCCCCATGGGCCGTCGGCCTCGGTGTCGTCTGGTCGGTCGTCGAGCTTCGGCCTCCGGTCGCGAGCATCACCTCGGTGAAGTACACCGACACGAGCGGAGTGCAGCAGACGCTGGCCACGAACAAGTACGTGCTCGACAACGGCACCGAACCGGGACGGCTCTATCCGGCGTTCAACCTCGTCTGGCCGGCGACGGCCTACCTGCCCGGCGCAGTCAAGGTCGAGTTCATCGCCGGATTGGACCCGGGCCTGGTCACGGACGACGCCAAGCAGGCGCATCTGCTCCTCGTGGCCGAGATGTACGCCTACCGGGAGTTGACCATCACTGAGCGTGTCGTCAAGAGCGTCGAGCTGAACGTCGACCAGCTGATGGGCTGGTCGAGCCCGCCGCTGCTGCGATGAGCGGCGCCGCTGGCCGGCTCAACCGCCGCATCTCTCTCCAGTCGCCGACCTACTCGACGGACACCGAAGGGCGGACGAGCGAGACCTGGGCCACGGTGGCGTCGCCATGGGCGGCCTTGGACCAGCAGAGCGGCGTTGAGACCTCGCAGGCCGGCGAGGAGCTGATGACGCTGACCATGACGGCGCGCATCCGCTGGCGGGCATCGTTGACCATCTCCCCCGTCATGCGTGTGCTCTACCGGGGCCGGGTGTTCCAGATCGTCGGCATCGCCAACCCGGCCGAGGCGAACGAATGGTGGGACCTGACGCTTCGCGAGGTGCGGTCGACGGCGGGCTAGCGCTCGGCGACGCAGTCCCTAGAGAGCTGGGCCCCATCGTCGCTCATCGAGGGCCTACCCGATGGCCATCGGGTAGAAGCGCGGGCCAGATCATCGGCGGAGAAGATGAGACCCTCACTGGGGTCGAGCCGATTCGAAGTCCAGGTTCCGATGGCGTCAGGCAAGCCGGGCGCGTCGACTCTGGCAGAGATGAAGTACACGCGCTGGAAATCGTGCGACTGCACAGCCCGCACGTGCGAGAGCTGAAAGCCAGGAATCGAGCTGCCCGCCTCGATGGCGGCGGTCATCGACGAAGGAACGGCCGAGCAACGGGCAAGGGCGAACTGGTGACCAACGATGACGACCGACCCCGTCGCCACGGCGAGACCTGCAAGCGCGGCCACGCACGCCAGCAGGATGCGGACGGGATGGGGTCGAGGTCGTAAGGCTGGCCGCAGCTGTACCGGAACCCACTGCTGCCCATCCCACCACCACCGACCATCCGGCGAGTACTGCGGAGGTGCTGAACCCATGGCGCGCATCGTAGACCGCGGGACTGGGGCCTGAACGTGGCTGCCTCCATCGGCTTCGAGTTCGACGTCGCTCCCTTCCTGGCTGGCGTCGAGCAGGACCTGGACCACCTGGTCAAGGAGTCACGGAAGGGCATGGACGAGATTGCCCAAGGCATGGCCACCGACTGGCGTCGGAAGGTCCGCGACCGCGAGGTGGCGGCCAGCATCGCGGTGACCGTCGCCCAGAAGTACACCGATGTGGGCACCGACCACTTTAGGGCCATCTGGGAGGAATTCGGGACCGGTCTCTTCGGTCCGAGCAAGCACCGCATCTTCCCGCGAGGTGGCCGGAAGCTCCTGGGTGGCGGACTCGCGCACCCGGTCCGAAGCGTGGCCGGCATGCACCCGCATCCATCCTTCCGCCCCGCCCTAGCGGCGGCCGTCCGGAAGTTCAAGGCGGAGTTCGAGTAGTTGGCCCAGACCACTGGTGGTGCGCTGAAGGTCTACCTCGAAGGCCAGAGCCTCGGCGTCCCCATCTTCGTCCGGGACCTGGCGGGCAAGGACCAGTCCCCGCCCTACGTGCTCATCCACGAGGGCATCACGGCGACCGTCGAGGCCACGGAGGATGGCGGCGCCGCGCTCGGCGGTGGGTCGCCGGTCATTGAGGAGCTGCAGGTCGACCTGTACATGTACTCCAAGGACCCGACCAGCGCGACGTCGGGCGGCAGTCGCGTAGAGAGCTACACGCTGCCCTACGCGCTGGCCCGCGTCCTGGCCGGCGCCGCCCTCGGAACCTTCGGCACGCCGCCCCGGCGCATCTACAACTGCCAGCTCGTCGAAGGTCCGCGTGAACTGCCAGACCTCGACGACGACAACCGCCTGAGGAAGGTCTACACGGTCGCGCTGCGGAGGGACACCTGATGGAGTCGGTGCCCGTCCGCTGCAGCACCACACACTGCGGCCATCTGCTCGGCGAAGTCGGCATCAGCGAGGTGTTGAGTAAGCCGCGCCCGGTCTGGCGCATCCAGCCGGGATGGACCTGGCGTAACGGCATCCTGGAGCGCATCGACGAGACAGCGCGCCAGGAGCGCTCGCTCGCCTACGAGGTGACCGGACGGGAGTTCATCCCCGCAGGCGGTCGCTTCACTCCTGCCGGTCTCAACCTCACACGTGAGGCAGAGCTGCCCATCGCAGTGCGCTGCCCGCAATGCCACCGCCCCCGCTGGGTTGATGCGGACCTGACGCCCAGGTCCAACCGGGACGTCGCGCTCGTCCGTCCCTGAACCCCTGCTGACGAGCGACATCTGCCGCCGGCCCCGCCGACGAAGGAGCACCCATGGCACTCGGTCACACCACGAAGGTCTATGGCGTCAACGACGCCGCCGTCCACAAGATCACCTCCGATGTGGCCGGCACGGCTCCCGGGCTGGGGTCCAAGGTGGACATCCCGGGCGTCCGGACCATGAAGACCACCATCACCATGGACACCAAGATCCTGGAGGGCGACAACGCGGTCCTGTCGGCCGACTCCGTGCTGAAGTCGGTCGCCGGCTCGGTCGAGTACGCCCGGTTCTCCTTCGACCTCATGGCCGCGCTCACCTCGGCGCTGGCCACGGACGCCGGCACCACGCCGAACCAGACGGTCACCATGACCATCACGCAGACCACCTTGCCGCAGTTCGTCCTCGTGGAGACGCAGACGCTCCAGGTGGACTACGTCGGCGGCGACCTGCATCAGAAGTTCTGGAAGTGCATGCCCGGCTCGATTCCCACCGGGAACATGCACGAGGACTACGAGATCCAGTCCTTCGACTTCACCTCGGTGCCGCTCCTCGGCACGCCGTCGGGCACGCCGGCCACGGCGTGGATCACCTACGTGGCCGACGAGACGGCAGCGGCCATCACCTAGATGGTGACCGAGGCCAAGCGCGTGCTGGCCCTCGGCGCCCAGGTGGACATCGGCGGCTCGGTACAACGTCTCGTCTTCGACTACGAGGGCCTGGAGGTCATCGAAGAGGAGTTCGGGTCGCTGGCCGCCGCCGAGGACGCCATCAATCGGGGCTTCGGTGGCCGCATGCTCAAGCTCGTGCGCGTCGGCCTGACGGCCGGCCTGCGGCATACGCGCATGCCCGCGAACGTAGTGCTCGAGATGCTGCAGCCGCCCGTTGAGGTGGAACAGCTCCGGGCCTACCGGCAAGCTATCAGCGAGGCATGGGCCACAGCGTTTCCGCCTCCCCAGGAGGGTCGTTCGGGAAAAGACGACGGGGAGACGAGCGGCTCCCCTGGGGACTCCATCATTACCTCGCGACGGTCAAATTCGGCCGCTCGGACGAAGAGTTCCGACGAATGACGCCAGCCCAACTCTTCTCGCTGCTCGACAACGAGCGGGCCCTCGCAAGGCGCTATGGCTGATACCACGCGAACCCTGAAGGCGCGCTTCTCGCTCGACACGAGCGATGCACCGGCCGGGGCCAAGCGCATCCGAGCGGCGATGCAGGATGTCAGCGCCGACGTCAACAAGGCGAACGCGCAGAC